ACTGGGCATAATTACACTAGCACTTATTTAACTTCAGATAATTACGCCCTAACTAATTATGGCGTTGTTAAGTCTTTAATTTACGACGCGACGAGTTCGCTACCCACTGGCGTTAATTTTTGGGGCGGCACAAAGAATGGAACAATTTGGAACGGGGACGCGGGGGCAGGGAGTGTTGGAATTGGGACGACGAATCCGGGCCGCAGATTAGAGGTTACTGACTCCGGTTTCAACCAATTGAGTTTATATAGAAATGCCTATGGGGGTAATTTTGGATCTTTATTAGAATTCGCTTTAAATAATGCTGGTGGCTCAAGAAAAGTTTATGCGGATATTTATGGTGGTATAAAATCCGGCGCAGTTGGCGCCGAGACTGGTTTTTTATCATTTAGAACCACTAACGCAGGCGTTACTGCCGAGGCTATGAGAATAGACAATAATGGTAACGTCGGGATTGGAACGACGGCGCCAAATGCTAAATTAGAAGTTTCAAGCGGAGATATATATGTATTTGGAGGGAGTGACAGGAGATTTTTAGTTGGAGATAGTATATCGGCCGGACAATATGGAGGGTTTAGATGGCAGACAAGTGATGATAGTATTTCATTCGGGCATAGCAATAGTTCAGCGAATTTAAGAAATATTGCCGTCCAGTCAAATGGAGATATTCTTTTAAATGGCGGCATAACTGGAAACGTCGGGGTCGGGATTACTAATCCTAACGCTAGATTATATATACAGGGTACCATTAAGTCTCAAAATATAGTTACATCATCACCGGATTCTAATTTCAGAAGGATGATAAATGTCGCCTCTTATGAAGGCGGAGGGATTGATAGAACCGGAATTTTGACCATCAAATTGCCGTCACCCTTGCCTCACTCAATGAGTAAAATTAAAATTAGTGGTTGGAGTTATAACAAGGCTTGGGACATTGTTCTTTCTGGTTATATGCGACCAGACGGGGCCGGTTGGACAGCCGTTGGCGGCAGTACAGTAACCGGTAACCCTCCTTTTAACATTAGCGATGTTAAATTAGTAGCTGATAATACTAATGATATTTTTTATATTCTTCTTGGCAACGCCGCTACTAATTATGGTTATTATGTAAGCGTTGGTGTCGATGTCGATAGTATTTATTCAGATGCCCTACCATCTACCGGCTGGGATATATATATTGCTGCTTCTAATCCAACTTTTGACACCTCCGTGGCGCCAGTCATTTCTCTTTATGGAAGCCAAAACGCTTTTATTTCTGGCAACGTCGGTATCGGCACAACCGCCCCTAATGATGTATTCTCAATTGGTACAGCCGGCGGTGCCGCTGCTCCAGCTGGTTCAGATAGAACGGGACATAACAACGCTAGCACCTATTTAAGTTCTGATAATTATGCTTTGGCTAACTACGGTGTTGTTAAAACTTTGATTGCTTCGGCAACTAGTTCGCTGCCTGCTGGCGTTAATTTCTGGGGAGGCACAAAGAATGGAGCAATTTGGAATGGTGATGCTGGGGCAGGAAATGTTGGCATTGGGACAACGGCGCCGCTTTCACCGCTTGATGTCCAAGGAATTATTACAACGCGGTCAGCGTCACCAGATAATCCAGCAGCCCCAACAGAGGGGTTGAGAATGGCTTATACTTCAACGGCCGATACTACGTTATACAGAAATTCAATTTTTAATGAAGTATCCTCTGGCCCTAATTTAGGGATTATGCAGTTTAGAGTAAACAATGGTGTTTCTACTCAGGCGACCGTAATGTCCTTGTTAGGAAGCGGTAGCGTTGGTATCGGCACGACCGCTCCGAACGACGTCTTTTCGATTGGCACGACCGGAGGCGCTGCTGCACCCGCTGGCTCAGACAGAACAGGCCATAATAATGCCAGCACATATCTCAGTTCCGATAATTATGCTTTAACTAATTATGGCGTTGTTAAATCTTTAATTAGCTCTGCTACTTCTAGCGCCGCTCTTTGGGGTGGGGTTAAGAATGGAAATATCTGGAACGGCGACGCAGGAGTAGGCAATGTTGGAGTTGGAACGACCAATCCTTTGACTAAATTACAAATCAGTTCTGGCAACTCAAGTCTTCCAAATACTAGCGCATTCTCCGTTGTTAAAAATGAAGAAGGATATGGTTTATTTGTTGGCGTTGAGACCAATGGAAATTCTTGGCTCCAATCCGGAACTCGCGATAACACAATTAAATATAATTTAACTTTACAGTCTCAAGGAGGGGATACTATTTTAAATCCGAGTGCTGGCAATGTCGGGGTTGGGACGACGTTGCCCGTTGCTAAGCTTGACGTTCGCGGTCAGATTGTTGGTGGGTTTGGCGCAATTGCCACCGTCGGCACCTTAGACTGGAACCATCTTTCAAACAGCCGTCCAGGTAGTGGGTATACCTTGTTATTGGGCAATGCTACTAACGGACCTAATTCCACTAGCAATTATTATCATCCTTTCAATTTTGAATATGCGTCTAAAGATGGTAGTGGCAATATTACCCAACTAGCTTTTCCTTACGGTGATGCGACCTCTGTCAACGGCGGTATTTATATGCGCGGTCGTTATAGTAGCACTTGGTCTCCTTGGAGGAAAATTGTTAGCGAGGGGAACAACGGTAATGTCGGCATAGGCACCACCGCTCCTAATGATGTCTTTTCAATCGGCACGGCCGGTGGCGCTGCTGCGCCCGCTGGCTCAGACAGAACTGGACATAACAACGCTAGCACCTACTTAAGCTCTGATAATTATGCTTTAGCTAATTATGGTGTTGTTAAAACTTTAATTGCTTCGGCAACTAGTTCGCTGCCTGCTGGCGTTAATTTCTGGGGAGGCACTAAAAACGGAAACATCTGGAATGGTGATGCCGGAGCAGGCAACGTCGGAATTGGCACGACAAATCCCTTTAGCACGCTTAATGTGAAAACAGCTACAGATAAGGAATTGGTGGTTAGAGAGGCTGCCCAATGGGGAGGATTGGCTACTGCGGTTGGTGTACAATCTATAAATACGGCACACAACGCATACATTCCTTTTTCAATTGAATCAAGTCTGCTAACCTTAAATGTGGCCTCGGGCGGTAATGTTGGGATTGGGACAACCGCACCAGGAAGTAAACTAGGCATTGCTGGGATAGGAGTAGCTAATACCCCGCTAACGTTAATACAGGGATTTAATAATATAGCTTATTCAGCCGGCAACGGTCTCGGTGCGGCACGTCTTGAGTTGGGCCATGGAATATCACATGGATATATTGAAGGTGGATCAGTTTCAGAGACAGATAGTTCATCTGGCTATTTATCTTTTGGTACACGACGTCCCGTTAACTCAGTTCTTGAGGCTATGCGCATCAGCTCATCAGGAAATATCGGAATTGGGACAACTAATCCTGCCACAAAACTTGCTATTTATGATCTAACCGCAGGAGACACAAGACAGGTAAGGTTCGGATATGATGATACTCATTATTGGGAGATGGGTAGAAACGATACACTAGGTGGTCTTGAATTTAAAGTAAAAGAAGCTGCAGCCGCGCCATCTACGAAATTGTTTATTCAATATGGTGGCAACGTCGGTATCGGCACAACTGCTCCTAACGATGTATTCTCAATCGGCACGTCCGGTGGCATTGCTGCCCCCGCTGGTTCAGATAGAACTGGACATAATAACGCTAGCACCTATTTAAGTTCTGACAATTATGCTTTAGCTAACTACGGTGTTGTTAAAACTTTGATTGCTTCGGCAACTAGTTCTATGGTTTCGGCTAATTCCTGGAATATAGGGGGCAACACGTTAACCCAAACAGAATTATTTGGTACTTTGTCAAACCATCCTTTACCATTTATAGTTAATAATACAGAGGTAATGCGCCTACAATCAAATGGCAGCGTTTCTATTGACGCCGGCACATCGACGACGGTGCGACTAGCCGTTAGTAGTCCCCAAGGACCAGTCGCTCAATTTACTAGCAAATTAAACGGAGGCCTATATACAGGTTATATCGGAAACGGCGCTGCATATACCGGTGAAGAATTTGGTTTATATGAAGCTCTCGGCTCTAACCCCTTAGCGGTTTATGATTATACCAATTCCATGGCTAGATACGGTAATTCAATCATTATCAATAGTTCAAATAATGTTGGCATCGGCACAACCGTGCCAAATGATATTTTCTCTATTGGTAATTCTGGCGCTGCTCCGGCTGGGTCAATTAATACCGGACACAATTATACAAACACTTATTTAAGTTCTGATACTTATGCTTTGGCCAACGTCGGGTATGTTAATTCCTTACTTTTAACAAGTGGCGGTTTAGCGGTTTATTCCACATCGACCCCACTAACTTATCAAGGTGCCGTGGGTAGCTATACCGCGGCGAATGCTTTATGTGCAGCCGTCGTTACCGGAGCGCATGTTTGTACGTCGGAAGAGATGTTAAATACTGTCAACAAGGGGCAAGGGGGCAATATCCCCGTAGGTTCTTCTTTGTGGATAAATAACGGACCCCCAGGGTATACCGCCAACGCTAATGATTGTCAGGGTTGGACAAATTCTGCCACCACATTTTATGGCGCACAATGGAACCGGCCTAATAGTGGTTATGTTGATGGTTTTGGCTCTCTTAACCACTGCGATTTAGCGCGTAAGTTCGCTTGCTGTAAATAAATTTGCTATAATTTTTTATATATGACGAAAAAATTTTTACTCGCCATTGCGATTCTGTCGGGGCTGTTTATAGCCTCTAGCGTTTTTGCTGCTTACTCACCTAAGGGCTGTGAAACTGACACCATGAAAGGTGGTGAGTTATGTTCCTGGTCCGACGGCAGGTCTTGGTGCGGTAATAACACCCTTGCTTGTACGGTTGAACCGACCGGAGCCTGCCCGGCGAACCCAACTGGCGGGACATATGCCTTTGATTGTAACACCTGCGGCTGCAACCTTACCTGCACAAGTGGCTATACAAAGTGCAACAGTAGCACCTGTACGCCAAACTGTAGCTTGGGTGCAAATTGTGCTACCTGCGATACTTGCACGAGCAATAATTGTGTAACTTGCAATCCCGGCTTTGAATTAATTTCTGGAGCTTGCACGGCCGCCCCTCTAAAATTATCAACCCTGTCTAACGTTGGTGGGTTTATTAAACAGATTACTAGTCCGACTTTAACCCTCGATAGTAGCGGCAATTTGGCGCCAACTGGTGATTTGCAATTAGTTAATAATAAATCAATTGCTCTAACGGCGGTTGGCACAACCTCTCTTTGGTTCGGTAATTATAATGGTGCCACGTCTTTCACTTATGGTACTGGCGACGTCGCCTCAATCGCGGTTGAGGGTGATATAAAAGGGAACAGAATTTGTTTTCAAAATGATTGTCGCGCTGATTGGGCGTCTGTTTCTGGCGCTGGCGTTTGGTCCAGAACAAACCCATATATATATCCCACAACAATAACTGATAATGTCGGAATCGGAACGACTAATCCGGCGGCAAAACTTTTTGTTCTTGGTAGCGGAACCATGAGTTCTTCGGCGGATAGTATCGGCCAAGATGCAACTATTATGGGGGCAGATGTACCGCTAGTTGTTGCAGGAAATACGGCAAATTTATCAATTTTATCAAATTCCGCAATGGCCATCAATACGGGGGGAACAATCGCCTTAGGTGGCCGATATACCGGCGCAAGCAATGCACAATGGGTTAAAATTAAAGGCGCAAAAGAATCTGCGGTTGATAGTGAATATGGAGGTTATTTATCGATTGCCACTCACCCGAATGGAGGTGGAATGGCAGAAAGAATGCGAATAAATTCGTTGGGTAATGTCGGCGTTGGAACGACTAATCCGACATCAAAGCTTGATGTAAGTGGAACTATTCGTGCGTTTGGAATTGGTAATGCTGGCAGAATAACGGCTCAAGATACTAATGGTGGCGGGGCTTCAATATCTATTGATCCACAATTTTCTACCGGAGTTCCCGGCATTGGAACAAACGGCGCTTTCCCGATAGCTTTAAATACTAATTCTTTAGAAAGAATGCGCATAACTTCTGGCGGCAGCGTCGGGATAGGAACAACTGCCCCCAATGATGTATTTTCAATCGGCACGGCTGGTGGCATTGCCGCGCCCGCTGGTTCAGATAGAACAGGACACAATAATGTCAGTACTTATTTAAGCTCTGATAATTATGCTTTAGCTAATTATGGCTTAGTTAATACTTTGATTAGTTCAGCGACTCTTTGGTCGGGAACAAAAAATGGAAATATTTGGAATGGTGATGCGGGGGTAGGAAATGTCGGGATTGGAACCACCGCACCGCAATCTAAATTAACGATTGTTCAATCAACGAATAACCCGGATAATGGATTAGTGGTGGTGGAGTCTAACACTACAAGAGCAAATCAAATATATGTTGGAGCTGATTCGACTTCATCATATATCCAGAGCACTTGGGGTTCGGGAGGCAATTCTGATTTAAGATTTTTACAGGCAGGCACTGAAACATTGAGATTAAGAGGCGGCAATGTCGGGATTGGAATAACCAATCCGGTGCATAAGTTGTCGGTTGCGGGTACGAGCTATTTAAATGGACAAATTACAACTAGTTTAGCCGGCATGGGTGCTCGTTGTTTGCACGTAGATAACAGTGGCGTAATAGGAGTTGTGGCCGGAGACTGTGGCACGGCTACTTCAACCGGAGATAATTTAGGCGATCACACCGCAACGGTTAATATCGAATTAAATAATCATTGGTTGTCTGGAGACGGCGGCGATGAAGGTGTTTTTGTTAAGTCTACTGACGGCAACGTCGGGATTGGGACAACTAATCCGTTGGAAGAGCTGGATGTGATGGGTAACGTTAGAATGTCAAACATCGGAGGGGTTAATAATGGTATTTATGGCTATAATTCAACTCCGACGCTTTTATTTTCTTTAACCAGACAGGATTCTTTAGGTGCTGGTAGCGGAGACTTGGCCGTAGGTGCTTACAGGGGAATCGGTTTTAAAACCGCTCAGGCGCTACCAACATCTTATGATATGTATATTTATGGCGGTAAGGTCGGAATTGCGACGACTACGCCAGGAGTGTCTCTGGAAGTGGTTGGTGGCATCCGCAGATTTGCGACAAGCGGGACTCCGTCGATTGCTGTCGGAACCATAGGAGATAATATGGCTACGACAGGCGAAGGACTGCAATTTGGATATGATTTTGCCAATACTAAAGGTATTATGAGAAGTTTTAAAACAGGGACATCTTATTATGATTTGGAGTATCAAGCCAGAGATGTAAAGTGGTTGCTTGGAGTTGGCTCCGTTGCTGAAAAAATGAGAATAACCTCCGCTGGCAACCTCGGTCTCGGCACAACCGCGCCAAATGACATATTCTCAATCGGTACGGCTGGTGGCGTTGCCGCTCCTGCTGGTTCGGATAGAACGGGACACAACAATGCTAGTACTTATCTAAGTTCTGATGATTACGCTTTAACTAATTATGGTGTTGTCAAAACTTTAATTGCTTCGGCAACTAGCTCACTGCCTGCTGGCGTTAATTTCTGGGGTGGTACAAAGAATGGAGCAATTTGGAATGGTGATGCTGGTGCAGGGAATGTTGGTATCGGCATTACCGCTCCGACTAATAAATTAACTATAGTTAATGAGGAAACGGTTTCTTATGCGCCAATACAGATAACTTCTTATTATAACGGAGCAACCGCACAAGGTCAGACCGTGAATCGGGTAGCTAGGGGCACACAGGCCTTGCCGACTGCCACGCAACAAGACGATCTTATGGGTGGTTTTGCTGGTCGCGGTTATGGAACGACGGGATTTTCGGCCGGGGGCCGAGTACAGATTGTTGGTGCAGCCGCGCAGGCGTTCACTGATACAGCTCAAGGCACTTATATAAAATTTTTAGTCACCCCTCTTAATTCAACAACAATTGCTGAAAAAATGAGAATAAATAGTAACGGCAACGTTGGCATAGGTTCAACTAATCCGATCTATAAACTTGATGTTAATGGTATTATTAGTAGTAACACAAGGGTAATGGTTGATTCTGGTAGTTCCGCGGCGTTGTTTGCAGCAGATGAATTTGGCATAGGAGAGGCCGGTTTATATTACACATCTGGCGAGAAGATTGCTACTTTTAATGGCTTTGACTCTGCTTATCAATATGCGGGCGGCTTAATCTATAGCGACACGTTTAATATCGGTCTTGGTACAACTGCCCCAAATGATGTATTCTCAATCGGCACAGCTGGCGGCGTTGCCGCACCCGCTGGTTCAGATCGAACAGGACATAATAACGCGAGCACATATCTGAGCTCAGATAACTATGCCCTAGCTAACTACGGTATAGTTAAAACCCTGATTGGATCGGCAACTAGCACGCTATCAGGGAACTTTTTACCGTTAGCCGGTGGCTCAATGCAGGGTGATATCAACTTAAATAGTCATAACATCACTAATGTAAATAATTTAACTGTTTCTAAGATTACCGCGACCACCATCGATCCTCTTTATAATATAAACGAGGTAAATTATTCGACTTTTGCGCCGTCAATTTCTGGTGGCGTGAAAGAGGAGTATGTTGGCAAGGCGAATATTAAGCGCAAGAATTCTGACCTTAATGAGTATGAATATATTGTTAATTTTTCGCTCGAAGACGAAGGCAGCGATCTTTGGCTCTGGCATAAGGTCGTAGATTATTCTAACGATAATGTCCAGGTCTTTATCACTCCAGCCGGTAAGTTCGCCGAAGTTTATTATCAGATTGAAAATAATAAATTAATTTTCCGTTCTGATAAGCCGGTTGAAATTTCTTATCGTTTAATCGGCAATCGTTATGATTGGCAGAACTGGCCGACGAAGGCAGCGAATCAAACCGAGAAGGGAGTTATTGTTAAATAGTATTTGAAAATATTTGTAGCTTTAAAATTAAATATCCTGGCGACTACTTCTAAAACTCGCAAGAGGCATTAAGAATTAATTGGCCAGCCCTATAAAAAGCCGCTAATGCCGGTTGGGCTTGGTGAATTAATTAAATCCGTATAGTAAGTCGGCCTTGCGGCCGACTCCACTAAGGGAAAATCCCCCCTCGTCAGAGGGAGGACTCATTGTCATTTAAATGATGGCCGTCCGCTAAGGTTCGGTCAGCTTAGAAGTAGCGACCAGGATATTTAATTTTTTTTATGTTCAAAGAAATAATTTCGCGCGCCAATCTAGAAAAGGCTTACCTTAAATTAGCCGAGCAAATGGATAGCGACGGCCGTAGCGGCCGCTATGCGGGCTACGATGGGCTAAAATTAGCCGATTTAGAAGCCAACTCAGCTAAGCTTATCAAGGAGGTGCGGCGTGAAATGATTGCTTTTAAAGAGCTTTCTCCCGCCGTTCTTTTTACAATCCCCAAAAAAAATAACCCTCAGAAGCTGCGGGAAATTTATATTTACAACCTTAAGGAGAGGGTCAAGGCGCAAGCGATTTATCAGATTATTGAGCCGCATTTTGATGCTTATTTTTCTGAGTGGCTATTTTCCTATCGCTCTTCGCACCAAAGTTATTTTGCCGCGCGCAGTACCGTACGTCATTATAAAAAATACCATGACCGCGATTATGTTTTAGTGGCTGACTTAACGGACTATTCAAATTATATCAACCCCGAAATTCTTTTACAGAAAATCAAAGCCATGAATTTTGATAAGCCAGTTTATAAACTTTTAAAATTATTTATAGGCAATAAGATTATTAAAGAGGGGAAAATTAGCCGGCGCGAGATTGGGATTATTCAGGGCGTACCGCTCGTTGCCCTATTTAACAACCTTTATCTCGACGAGTTTGATAAATATTCCGGTCCGCGCGCTGATTTTTATCGACGCGTCGGCGATGATTTAATAATTTTTGATCAGAGTAAAGAGAGGCTTGAACCGCTTCACCAGCATTTAATTTCCACGGCCGCTCGCTTGGGTTTAAAAATTAATGAAAAGAAGACAAAACTGGGCCCTGCGGATATGTCGTTCAATTTTTTGGGGTATAACTTTAATCAAGGAACAATCGGTCTCGAGCCTGGCTTCTTGAAGCAAATGCTTAAGCGCTGGAGCGCGCAATTTGATTACTATAAAGTTAAAAGTGAAATACGTAAAAAGGATTTTCTTAAAAAATCATTGAAACGGGAGTACAATAATCTATTTGAACAGTTCAAGCAGATTGCGGAACAGAAAAAATTAGTTACCAAGTCAGCCGAAATTCGCGCCGTCTCCGAAGCTTTCTTCCATATTCTAACGCGTTATTTTTTCGGGATTTACTCCGAGAAGAACCGCCGCCTCCTTAATAATAAATTAAAGAATATTAATTT